AGCGACTTAGACGCAAGGTTCATCTGATAAACCTCCCCCTCCAGACTCGTACCAAAGTCCTGCTCCAGAAGCACAGCGATACGGCGGCTGTACCGACAGGCTTTGGACTGCCCCTGACCAGAACCCTTGATGTTGTTCGGGCAGTCGTTGCAGTTGCGGGCCTGCGGGTTTACTGCCTTGGCGTCAGGCACTCGACCATCATTGCTGAAGCAATCCGGGGCAGTTGGCTCGGCGTCGGGAGACCACGCTTTTGCGTAGAAGATACGGCCCACATGCGGAGAGGCGTTAACGACAATGGCGTTAAGTTCCCCCTTCATCTTGCCCATCTCTTCGCCGCCGACTACGAGACGGAAAATCCCGTTCTTCGGCACGATACGCTTCGCGCCAGACTTACCGGCGAGTTGCTTGGTGAGTTCGCTGACCCCGGCTTGTTGCAGGAAGTCGGGCAGTGCTTGGCTCAATACGATGTTGCTCATCTCTAACTTTCCTTTGAACGTCTGACAGTCACGGAGAAATGCCGCTCGATGTTTAGTCCAGCGGGTTGTACGTCTGGATTCTCTTCAAGAAACTGCTTCATGTGAGACTGATGAAGTCGCTTCTCCAGCAAGGGGAATGCATCGTTATCTTTGATGAACCGATACATTGAATCCCAGTCATTCGTCCAGTACCGCGACTTGAGCGAACGGATGACTGTCCCTGCGTTTGTGCGGATGCTATCTGCGCCGAGAGTCTTGCAGATCTCTAGCATCTCTTGTTCAAGAAGCTCCATATCTTTTGCGATCTCGGCATCACGCTGCTCAAACTGCTTAGCGAGCGTGTTGCGCGTGTCACGCATCTTGATGTAGAGGGCCGTAAGTTGCTCCAGCGGTGTGCCGGATATCGTTGTAGGAGTGTCCATGTCCGTCACTGTACTCTCGTGTTTTGACTTTGTCAAGACGCTCCGTCGATTTCTTGCTTGTACAAGTCAATAATCTGTTGGTGGTCGTCAATCTTTCCACGCAGGAGCGAGTACACCCGGCCTTCAATCGGGCTACCCATGATATGCACAACAGTCATGGCGTTCTTCTGACCGGGGCGGTCGATCCTAGCATTAGCTTGCAGGTAGGTCTCTACGCTCGTGACCGGGGCGTACCATATGATGGTGTCAGCGGCTGTCAGCGTGAGTCCGTGAGACGCAGCTTGTGGCTGGATGACAAGCACAGAGGGGTTGGCCTCGGTTTGAAACCGCTTGATGATCTCGGCTCTGCGCGCCACCGGCACATCACCATTTATTACGTCGCATGTGATCTTGTGCTGCGTAAGGTAGTCACATACCTTCTTGATCGTGTGCGTGAATGGCACAAATACCAGCACTTTGTTTGACGCCTCGTCGATCACCTCTTTGACTACTTGCAGTCGGTTGCTGGCGTCAAAGTCCACAACCTCTTTGCTGTCTGAGTACACAGACCCGCAGGCAATCTGCAAGAGCTTGTTGATCTTCACCGCTGCGTTTACTGCGGTAACTTCTTCCCCCGCAGCTTCCATCAGCATCTCAGTCTTGAGCCTAGCGTAATACTTACTCTGCTGCGGCGTCATCGGTGCTGCTCTATCCAAGTACGTTATCTCTGGCAAGTCAATGCACTCGCGCTTCTCAAATCGGATAGCAGGCTGTAGCGCCTTATGCACGATGGCTTTGGCTTCTGGTCTAGGGATCCAGCGGTACTGCGTGATGGGCGTCATCACCATGTCCCTGTACTGCCCAAAGAAAGAAGGTACGTTACTCGGGCTAACCAACTTGGCTAGTCCGTATGCATCTTCTGGAGACTGTGCTGCTGGCGTGCCCGTCAGCATCCACAAACCCTTCACGTGCTTCATGATGTCGCGCATGGTTTTCCAGCGCGTTGTCTGTGCGTTCTTATACGCAGACGCCTCATCAACGACTACGAGGTCGAACCCGCCACGGATGATCTCGTTCTTGCAAATCTGCACCCCATCGAAGTTGATGACGACATACTCAGCACCTGCGTTAAGGATCTCTTTACGCTTAGCCGCGCTGCCGTAAGCGACATCTACTCGGCGGTGAACCGCAAACTTGAACAGGTCTTGCTGCCAAGCGGAGTGCATGATTGAGAGCGGGCAGACAATGAGCACGCGCTTGAGTACCTTCAACTTCATCAGGTAGTCGGTAGCCCAGATCACTGAGGCGGTTTTACCCGTACCCTGCTCGTTGAAGCAGAACGCTTTCGGCTTACCTGCCAAGAACGCCGCTGTTTCTTTCTGATGTGCAAACGGCGTTAGCCCCGGAGGGCACGGCCAGTTGTAGTTCTCCATTACTTCTTACGCTCCTTCTTACTCACTTCAGACACGACCTTGTGCTGGGAGTTCCGCTTGAACGAGCGGTTGCCCGACGCACTCTCTAACTTCACGCCTTGCTTGTTGGTGCCGCCCTTACTGAGCGCCACACGATGAGCCAAATCTTTACCCTCCCTAGCATCCGCAGCACCGTTACCGTTGGTGTCTGGATGCTTCTTGTCAAAAGCCTCCCGTGCGCGTTGCCGTTCCAGTCGGCGGGCTGCTTCCCCACGAGCCAACTGTTGCTCGTATTCTTTTTTGTAGGGGCGGGGCTTATTGACGTAGGGCATGACTAACTCCTATTGTGTTCACAGGTCTTGACAGGGCAGAACCGACATAGCGGCCCACGAATGGGGTTCCACACTCCAGTTTCCCTAGCCTTTTGCAAGCGGTCAAGGTCAACTACCGCAGGTTGAATGTACTCGCGCTTCAGTGACACTTCGTGAGACTTCTTGACAATATCGTTGCTTACAACAAACAACAGTGCGGACTTGATCCGAGTCACTTCAGGGAAGTGCGCGAACACTGCTACAGCCATGTAATCAAGTTGCTTTGTGTCGGCATAGTGGGCGTTTTTGCTGGTCTTGTAATCGACCATGTGGGCAAGCTGCTTCTCTTTGTCCACGATGAGCAGGTCAATGATCCCGTGCCACCACACCCCCTCCGCATGAAACCCGCAGGGGGACAAGTCTTGTTTGAGCCCTAGTTCCAACTCGCAGTGCCGCTCGCCAGAGATGTTCTTCAGAACATCGAGAATCGGCTCCATGTACCCGTACTTTTTAGGGACAGGAGTTCCATCTCGCATGTGATCCTCCGCAGCCTTATGTACGGCACTGCCGTAGAGCGCGGCTTCGTGCGGCTTATCGACAACGTCCTTGGCTTCCTTGATATGGAAGTACTTGCGTGGGCACTGCTGAAAAGTTTTAAGACTGCTGAAAGACCATGTGGTAGTCATGCTATCGAATCCATGTAGACGCCACATCCGGGCGGGCTTCCATTCTAGCCAAGCGTTTCTTTGCCAGATAGATCATTCGTCGTTCTGGGTTCTTGTTAATACGCTTCCGGTAGGCTTCGGAGACTTGTGCGCGGGTCTTGGCTTTGGGTCTTGGCTTATCACGTGAGTTACCTGCCATCCACAAAGCGCGGGGATAATCTTCTTGCTCCCACTCGCATATGTATACCTCACGCTCCTTGCGGAACCTACGCAACATCTTGCCAAGATGGTGAGCATCCATAAACACTTCCGCTGCCAATTCCTTGACCGTCATTGGGCGGATTAGCTTACTTAGGATTCGTTCCTTACTACTGTTTTTTCTCAAGTTCGCTCACCAGCCGGTTGATGTACCAAAGAGCCTTAACAGGCTCTCCCGTAGACAGATAAAACACCGCCCGCTTTCGCCACTCTTGGGGCTCATGCGCTATATATGCGGCCAATTCATGCCTGAACGGATACGCCACACTGTCATTCGACATACTTTGTACTGCGCCGCTGTGTCTGTTATTGATTTCGTCCCGTACTTTATTTCTTTCGCCTGCTGTTCGGTCAGTTTCGCTGACCATCGTTTCTCCCCAAGAAGCTCGGTCCCGTGCGCTTTTTTCCGAGCCATGTTGGTACTCCGAGATTCCCAAGCTAGATTTGCTAGCCTGTTGTCCGCTCGGTTCCCGTTCAAGTGGGAGGCATCCAAACCGATTGGCCTCTCGCAAATAAAAGTTTCTAGGACCATTACGTGCGGGTAACGCAGAATCCGAGGCGAGGAAAACAGCAACGTCATGTACCCATTCTTGATACGCACGGGTGATCTGATCTTCTGAGTCGCTAAGTTTCGCACTCGGCCAAGATCCGAAACCTCGTACCTTCGGTCCGCCGAGTACACTTTCCAATTCTCGTTCTGCATACCAGATCGCCTTTCTTAGATCTTCTGTATCGTCAGACTGTACTTTATTTCCGCTCCTAAAGCAATACTTAACGGCGTTGCCTAAACAAAAATTAAGGTGCTCCGTGATCTGAATTGTTTCGACCCCGCTAGGATGGCTTGTGTAATGCTTCGGGTGGTTAACGGTGTCGTGGTTGGGGTTGATGTTGTCGATCATGTGCTTTTTTATGTAGTCACCAAGGGTTTCGGTCATGTCTTCACTCTCCTGTGTTGACGGCACTGCTCTTTAATGTGTTGTGGTACGTCAGGTGCAAACTCAGCCACGCCGCAGGGGTCACTCGGCGCTCGCGGAATGAGGGCGACGGTGATTGCCACGGCTACAGCGAGAATTACTAAAACAAGTTTGTCTGTGATGCTCATCTTTTACCCCTCCTCTTTGGCAGCGGCGACCACGCCACGAAGTTTGAATCGTCCATCCAATCACCAAAAACGGCGACACCACCGGATGTGAGGATGAGCAGTTTCACTCCTCTGGGTGGCGGTTCGTCTTGCGGCTCGCGCCAGTACACGACGCCGCTGGCTGCGGGCATGTTGCGGTTCTCGCTCATTTATCCGTCCACCGGCCACATACGCCGCACTTGATGCCTGCGTACAAGGGGTGATTACAGTGGTCGCAGCCCGCTTGGTACTTCTTCTCCAGTTCTGCCCAAGACTTGGTTGGTGCCTTGAGCGCCTCGCGGTCGGGATACTGCTCTTCGACGTAGTCGGCAATCGCCTTTTTGCCACGCCGCAGCCGCTCGACCTCGGCAATCGCACACTCAGGATGCACCTCCTCGCAACCTTGCCAGTGGGTTGTCTGGGGTTGGTCTGCCAGTGCGGCGCGGAGGGCGGTTCTCGCTGCGTCTACCTGTTCCCATGAGTAAGCATCCAACGCCTCCAGCGCCTGAACAAGCACATCACGATTTACTTGCACGGTGTCTTTAGTCATTTTTCTCCCCTTGCGCGGATGGCTTCAGCGCAAGCATCGCCGTCTGCATGTGTCCATCCGTCGCACAACTTCGCACACGCCTCACGCTCGGCAGAAGCGACAAGGTTGGCAAAATACTCAAGGTCTTCGGTGAAGAGGCCGTGCTCAGTCAATTTAACGTGGCAGTGCAACTCGGCCTCACGCGCCATGCGGATGATGTCGTCGCGGGTCATTTCTCCTTCTCCTTTAACTTAGCAAGCACTGCTCGCCCTTTGTCAGTCAGTCGATCAACGGCAACAAGGTTGCCAGCACGGTGAACGGTGGGGCCATTGCCAATCAGCCCTCGGGTACGCAGCGACCAGTACGTCATCCACGAACCGCGCTTGCTGTTGAACATCTTGAACCCCCAGCCTTTCTCAAACATCTTCAGCATGAAGATCTGATGGGGCGAGAGTTTCATTCCTCTTCCTCGTTAACAGTTACGTTGCTTGCCGGGATCTCGTAAGTCCACCATACATTGCCGCACTTGCAGCGCCTGCGTCGGGACAGCCATCCGTTGTCTTGCTTGCGTGTCTCTAGAACCTTCGACCCCCATTCACTACACTGAGCACAGATACTCATTCTTCGATCACCCCCCTCCCGTCCAGCCTCGCAGAGATTTCTTCTGCCATAGCGGCATCTCGGATCTTGCTGGGATTGGTCTTACGAAGAACCCGGATAGCAATCGCGCAGAACGTCTCGATGTGCGCCATATGCTCCTCTGTACGCGAGTCAATCTTTTGACTACCAATACCAATCTCATCTCGGATCCATCCAATTGATGCCATCAAATCAGCAACAACTTCCTCAAGATCTGCCTTAGCCCTTGTGCTTCTCACCACGGTGCCTCTTCAAACTCTGTGTCGGACTGCGTTCGCTTCTTACTGAACCGTCTCAGGTCACGCACTTTAAATAACTTCCGTGTAGGGAACGGCCAGCCATCAGTGCCACGAAGAATCACTACAACCCAATCCCCATCGCGGATAGTTTCGACTACGCCTTTGTAGCCTTCACACATAACTGTCTGGCCGACCGCTACTTTTTTCATACTTGGTACGGTAACCCGTTGTTCTCTTTTACCAACTCTACGTTGGCTTTGAGCAGTCGAAGCTCTACAACTGCGTCAACCAGTGCAGCCGAAGCTGTGTCCCAATCTTTCTCAAGCAGAGCTTTCTCCGCAGCAAGCACTGCTTGCTTCAGTTTCAGCATGGGTTCCGAATAATCAATTACGTTCATATCAGTCCTAGCATTCGCCGTAGTCATGGCCGACTCCGGCTTCACAGTTAAGCGGAAGATCCGCTGCCCATTTGGGGCGCAGACGCATGCACAACTCGACGTACTCTTTACCGTTACTTGCCTCCTGTTGCGGGATAAGACAGGCAACAGCGTCATGCACGGTCATCACCACCTTGTACTTCTTGGCGATCATGAGCATCTGCTCACCGATCACAATCCTAGCCAACGCTTGACAGACGTTCTCTACAACTTTCCCTCCGTATATCTTGTTTACGCCTTTGCGTGAGTCGTACACATACTCAAACTCACCCGTGCTCTCGTTCTTAACCTTCCTAAGGTTTGGGTAGCGCATGTACAGCCCGTTCGGCAGGCGGATACCGCTCTTACCCTCTACCTTGAGCAGCTTGTCCCGCCCGAAATAGCCCACCTTGTCCGAGGAGATCCAGTCCAATACTTCGCCGCATTTACGCCA